CTTGACCAGCCCCGACGTTAGGCTTATCTGCCCGGCCCCTGTGCCGCTTGACAGCAGGACTGATGCCCCAATGTCGCGTGCCGTCTGTGTGGTTCCGCCGACCTCAATCGTGTTGACCTTGCGTGTGTGGAGCGGAACTAGCACCGTTTCCTCGATCGTCCCATCAAACTCGATCGAGATGCACGTAAACGCCCCGCTCGCAATTGCCGCATCTGGCAAGTCAAGCCGGTACAGCCCTTTGCAGTTTGTGGCATCCACTTCGACGAATCCGCCATCCGAATGTGCCCCCGTGACGGTCTGGGTAGCGAGCGTGATTGCCGCTCGTGCAGCTCTTGGGAGCGTGTAGCTGCAAACGGCACCGGCGGAATTGTAGGCCAGCCCAGTCTTTGCCAGCCCCGTCGTGGAATCGCGGAGACGCAAATAGATGGTCTTGTCGGTGTCGCCCGCGTAAATCCCGTAGTCCATCACATGCCCCCTGAGAGTTCCTGTAGCCCACCGCGCATCATCCCGCCATCCAGCAGGGGCACGATTGACCCGCCGCTTAGCCCATCGTCAATGCCCCAGTTGTCGCCGTTGTGGGTTCCGCTGCCCCAGTTGCCCCATCCACCATACAGGCCGCTGTAGGTCGCGTTGGTGGCCGATTGCAGCTCCGACCAACTGGGAGTTCCGCCCGTGCCGCCAAAGTAGCTCTTGATGGTGCTCCCACTGCCGCTCACCTTGTACCAGCCATCGCCTCCGGTATGGCCCTTGAACGCAGCTGACGTGATGTCGGCGTCAGGGCCTGGAATCCGCAGGTAGATGCTGGTCGAGTACCCGAAACAGTAGTAGCCGCCGCGGGTAGTGCTCCAGTCGGCCCCTTGGTAGCGAATCGCTGGCCCGAAGTTGTTGACCACCGACACGACGTAGCCGTAGCACTCGTGGTCCGCAGATGATACCGCCGATTGGTAGACGGGAATCACGTCGCCGGTGTTCGGCTTGCTAAACGTCGTGTTGCTGACGATCGTGATGATCTTGTTGTTGGCGTAGGGGCTATTGCGGTTCCAACTATCCCAATTGGTCCCGATGGTTGGCCGGTTGAAGTCGTCCGCGTGTGCCGTGTCCCGCTCGCTCGGCCCGTCTCGCCAGATGTCCGGCTGCTCGGTTTCCCATTCGGGCGGAAGTATAGCCCGCCACATCTCGCCGTCGGTCTTGCGGCGTGCGAACTCCTGAACGCCAGTGCGCTTCGCCAGCAGGTCGTCGAGGTGCTGACGAATCAACCAACGCGGGGCACCTGTTGCCACCATGTCGCGGAATCGTCGCCGATAGCGGTTCAACAGACGGTTTCGGTGGGCTGACGGCTGGGCGATGTTGAACGGCTGGTCAACCACGAGCTGATTGCCTAGCCAGACCTCGCATCGGTTTTCGGCCGTCGGCTCAATGGTCTGCGGTGAGTTCGTCAGATGCTCGAAGATGGCACCGCGAACCGTCGAGGCCTTTGGAGTGTAACCCGTGACTCGCTGCCACCTGTCGGCACCGATTGAACGGAACTCCGCGTCAATGCCATTCCCCGGCGTGCTGCGAGCCACCTCAAGTGCCACGTCTGGCACGTCGCCGCCCTGATATGCCGCGAAAGCATAGCCGCCGAGACCGATAAATCCGAACGGGTCGCCTGGCACGCATTGCCCGCCGGGGTGGTCGGCGGTTGGTTCGCGGTGCTCGTAGGGTACAAGGCAGAATTTCACGGATTGCCCCACTTGACGGGTGTTGTCAAGGGGATTGTGACCGATTCGGCACGGAAACGCAACTAGAACCCTTCGGCCCGATGATTCACCCGCCGCCACCCCTTTTGAGCAACGGCCGATTCCCCGTCCACGTCCGCCCCGTCCGTCAGCTGGTCCCACAGTAAATCGACCAGCATCGCTCCGCCTGGACGGTAGCCGGTTACGTCTCGCCACAAGTTCCGCATTTGCGCCGTGGCGACGATTTCGCGGCAGTCGCCCATGCCGATGCGAGCGTAATCAAGGGAAAGTGATAGCGTGTCAGGCCCGGCGAAAAAGCCTATGGGCCGGTCGCCGGTCGTACCCTGCCGCCCCGCGTCGGTGGCGTTTCGTAGGTCCACGACCGCAACAGTTCCAGCAGGAGCGTTCCAGGAAGGGCCCGGTACGCTCTCGTCGGTAATCCATTGCCAGGGGCCAATCCAGTATCGCATCCAGGTCTCTAGGTTCCGGGTGTCCGAGTCAGGCTAGTCACCGCCTGAAATGTACCCGACGCCGCTGGTTTCGGCAAACGTCGCTAGTAGTTCTCTCGCATGGAACTGCTGCACTTTCGCCATACACCCTGCCCACCGACGGCCGTTTCCGCTCGGCTCATGGTGGTCAAGAGCGGCCGATTGTACAGCCCGTTTCGCTCCACGCCGCGATACATTGCCGCCTCGTTCGCCGCCCGAATCTCTGCCGCCAGCGCCGCTGTGTGGGCCTGCCACCGTTGGTCTAGCTCGTCCGAGAGCGTGTCGAACATCATGTCGAGTTCGTCCTCGATCGAGAACCCGAACTGCCCTAGCGATTCTTCCGGTTTCAGGCTACGCCGCCGCCGGATGTGACCGCTCTGGCTGCTTCTGGTGTACTCACACCGCTTGCAGAATCGGTCGCCGTCAATCGCCGGTCGCTTGCACATTTCGCACTTGCTGCCCATTTGTCGTCTCCCCGCTTTCCATGTACGCCCTAATGAACTTCGCCGCCACTTGCGGAACTATCGCGTTCCCCAATCCACGCAAGAGATGATTTCTTCCGGGTAGCCCATCAACCAGGCACTCAAGGCCGGATTTAAGACGCCGCGTTTTTCCGTCGCCGCAGGGGAGCCACTCGGAATCGGCCCAAAATGAACCACTTGATTGTTCAACTGCTCGCCCTTCGTCGTCCCAGATCGTTCCTGGTAGCTCTTGGCGTTCGGGTGGCGATAGTCCCGTGCCGCTGGTGTTGCCCACCCCGCCAGGGCCGCATCCGCCGGCAGTGCTCCGCCCGATTGATTCGGGCCGCCGTGCGTTCCGTCCGTCGCCTGCGGTGTGTTCCAGCCCGACGTTTGCACTAGATAACTCAGCTTCATGGCCTGCCCTGGCCCGCTTGGTGCCGTCCCCGAATGCTTCGCGTCTTGAGATATTGGCGTCGGCCACCCAGAACAGCCGCTGCCGCCTGTGCGGTGCCCCAACGCCCGCAGCCGGATAATCGGCTCCCCAAACGGCATAGCCCATGCACTCCAAGTCAGCTCGTACTCCGGCGAACCATTTAAGTCCGTCAGTGCTCGCAACCTGCTCCCCGAAGATCGCGCCAGGTCTACACTGGGCGATAAGCCACCGAAAAGCGGGCCAAAGGTGTCTCGCGTCCTTTGTGCCTCGACGCTTTCCGGCAGAACTGAATGGCTGGCATGGACAGCTTCCTGTCCAGCAATCTCGTCTTCCGTCTTGTGCAGCCAATCGTAGTGCGTGAGACCAACCGCCAATGCCTGCGAAAAAGTGATGCTGTTCGTAACGTGATAGGTCCGCTGGGTTGACATCGCAAATACTCCTTTCGTCCACGTCGCCCGGTGGCAGCAACCCCGCCGCAATCTGCGAGCGGAGCCAGTGGGCCGCGTGCGGGTCGTGCTCGTTGTAGTAGTTCACTTTCGCCCTCGCTTCTCCGCGTGACACGCGCAGCACAACACCTGCAATCCGTCCGCCTCAACCAGCAACCGCCGCAAAAACGGCTCCACGTCTTCCCACGCCCGCAACGACCCGCAGGGCTCGATATGGTCTACTTGAACCTCGGTTGCCTTGTGCCAGCCGCAGCACGACGCGCACTGGTACTCCCACTTCTGCCGCTTGTTGGTGCCGCTGTACTTTCGCCGTGCCGCGTGCATGGCGTGGCGGACAATCGGCGGCCAGCGTCGTGACATGAGGCGGACGTTGGAGCGGATGAACGCCCAGAATGCCGCTTCGGTCCATTCGCCGCCCGCGCGGGTTCGGGGTGAGCGGGTTGTCTTCGGGCGACGGGTCATTGATCCAACTCACACCTTCCATTGCCATTCACGACGATGTTCGTCGGCCTCAGCTCGCGTGCGAAGTACCGGGCAATCGAGCCGTCCTCGTATCCCGCTGGATGCTTGCCGATGTACACCCCGTCTGCAATCGGGTCCTCGTCCATGATGATGTCCCGCACGTACATTAGCCCCGCCGACTCTGGGTATGGCGTGATGCACACCCTGCCGATTAAGTGTGCGTACTCCCAGCCTGGTCCGCTCATTCGTCGCCCCGTGGATAGTTCCGCAGCACCTCGTCCTCGCTCAACTGCCACAGCCTGCCGGTCGCGGCTTCCAGCACCCGCAGCACATCAGACACATCTGCCACCTCTCCGCACTTCCAGCCGCCGCCGTGGGTTCGCCAGTAAACGCGGTCGCCTGGTTGCCATCGCCGGTATCCGTCGGCCACTCGCTGGTCGCCTACCGGGTCGATGAAGTTGCCTTCGGGGTCAGTCTTGAGCATTAGCCATCCTCGCTTTCATTGCTCGCAGTTCCCGCCACCTGTACTCCGCCTGCTGCCTCTGTTCCGCCTTTGTCGGTCCCTTCCATCTTGGACTGCCACGCCGCACGTTCTCCGGTCGCACGAACCGCAGATTGCCCGCTGAATCGACCAGCGTTACCCGTGCGGGCGTTATGCCGGTGACACGACCTCGGCGTCGGTGGTTGGTCGCGTCGTAGGCGACGGAGCCTATTTTGATTGTCATCGCTCCCGCCCTTTCAGTTTGCCGTAGACGGCCTGCCCCGCTTCCGCAACTGCGGGTAATCCTTCCGTGATGGCTTGGGCTGTGCCGCCCGCAACGCCCGCCAGACGTGCTCTGTGAGCGTCTCGCCGCAGCGCTTGGCCTCGGCCTTGGTGCGGGCTAGGCACTCGGCGGGGATTAGGACGTGGATCTGTGCGAGCGGTTCAGTTGGCATTGGGGCCTCGCGTCGGTGAAAGAAAATGGCCGCCGGGTTCTAGCCTGGACCCGCACGGCCGGTTCTATCCAGGTTTGCCTATTCGTAGTCGCGCGCGGCTTCCTTAGCCTCTCGCAGCTTGCCGTAGGTTGCCGTGACTCGTCCGTCAACAACAACCTGCCAGCGATAGGACTTGGATTGCGTGGCGAAGTTGCCATTGCGGGGGTATCCGGCCAGTCCTTCGATTTTCCGAATTTCGATTGTCTTGGTCATTGTCTTGTCTCCCCGTGTGTTTCGCTTCATGTCCCAACCACACCTGTATTATGTACATGATATCGGCAGTTGGCAATAGCAATCCTAGAAACTTCTGTAAATAATTTTCAGGGTGTTCGTCGGGTCATTCCACCAGCCTCCCCGCCGCCGCGACCGCCGCGTCAAACCTGTCTTCCAACACCCAGCACCAGTACGCCTGAGCCGAATCGGGAACGCTCAGCGGTCGGCCGTCGTCGTACGCCACCGACAGCACCAGCAGCCCCACGCGGTCTATCGTGCCGGTGTCGGGGCAGATGTTCATTCGGCATCGGTAGGCGATCGAAACCTCTCCGTCGCCGTGCGGGATTCCATATCGGGTGTTGGTTACTTCGTGGATGGTCATTGACTTGGCTCCGTCTCGCTGTTGATCTCAATGTCCTGCTTGAGCCTTTCTAGGTACACCAAAGCGTCCATAAGTTCCTCTTGAATGTGCGTTATCCAGTTGGTCGTGCTGGTAGGCGAGTCGGCAACTGTCACGCCATATTTGACGAGACCGATTGCAGCACGCGACCGCAGCTTGGCGACTATGCGCTCATTTATCTTGCAGCGGCATTTATTGGTGTCGCTCATCCCTGCCTCCGTTTCTCGCGTTCGGCACACATCGCGTCGGCAAGTAATCCAGCCCGTTCCGCCAGTAGTCGCGCCATGTCTTCCTCGGTAGCATCGGCGTCGAAGCTGGCATTCGACATTGTCACCATCGAAGCCGCCGCGAAGTAATCCCAGATGGACATGCCGAGCGTAACGCTTTCGCCTAGCTGCCCCGTCTCTACTACTGGATACGCTTGCTCTTTGTGCGGATCGTTCATTTCAGTTTCGCTCCTCTCTGGCTTTCTTTCCGTGATACACCACCTCGCCGAGCGTCAGCCCTAGCAGTGCGATGGCGACAAGCTGGTCAGCGCCGTCTTGCCGCTTCGCAACCCGTCGCAGGTATCGCTGGAATACGGCAGGGTCGCCGAGTTTCTTCGATGCCTTCATGCCCTGGAGTGACTGCCGTAGCTGTTGCCACCTGTCGATTCCGCCGCACTTGTTGATGATGCCCGTTACGAAGGCCGCCATTTCGTCAGCGTTCATTCAATTGCTCCCCGTGGTTAAGATTCAACTCTTTCAAAGCCGACGCCCCTGCCGCGTCCCCGTCGCCACCTCCGCGCGCAGCTCTCCCTACCGCTCCGCGCTACTAAGCCGCGCAATCACCAAACGAATGGTCCTCGGCACCGGTATACCTAACGACGATCAGGATTTCGCCGCCGGCGTCGGGGGGCGTGCCACCTGTTTACCCGCTCCTCGCGGAACCGACGCTTCCGGATTTGGACTGACGCTCTTTTCTGACCTCGGTCACTGGCGAGCCGCCGCACACGTTCCAGGTTGCCTGCCGCAATGGGCTATGGGCTGTCCGCTAAGCCGTTTGTCTTCGATTTCTCCCTGAGCCAGTTCGCTATTTTATCTTGCCTTTCGGCGACAATTGCAAGCGTTTCTTTCAGCCGTCCGATCTCCGCCTCCGCTGATTGCAGATCCGCCCGCAAGATTTCGACATCCGCCCGCAGTTCCTTCTCCCTCTGGTAGCAGTCCGCGTATTCAGCCAGGCACCGATTGATTGCGTGGGTTGCCCCTCTGTAGCCGGTCAGTACCTCAGCAAACTGCTTGCGCCACCATGCCAGCGTATGCCTGTCGGGTGTCTGTCCGTCGGTGATTGTCCCGGCGTCGGTCATCGGTCGCTACACCCATCTAATTCCTGCCGGTACAGCCTGATATTCTCCACCACGTCCGGCTTCGCGATGTTCCGCTCCATCCAACTCAGATATCCGTCGGGAATCTGGCGAATCTGCCTGCCGGCGTACTTGCCGAACGTGACGATATGCTCGCCGCCCGTCTTGCTGGTTAGCTTGTCAATCACCGCGCCAGCCTGCCGCTTGAGGTAGCCCGTCGCCGTCTCAGGGCTGACGCCGAGCTTGATGAGGAACGCCACCTGTTTCTGTGTCGCCTGCGATGGTCCCGGCACGTAGTCGCTGAACGGATCGAACGACTGCCCGCCAAAGATATCCACGTCGGTAGTATGTACCTTGCCGCCCGTCGCGTATGTCCGCGTTTGCGTTCGCTTCTGCCGCTCCTGCCGTTCCCGTTCCTCTTTCTCTTCGCGTGCCGCCCTTGCCTTTTCAATCAGCTCCTCAACGTCTACCGGCTCTTCCGTCGCATGTGCCGCCACGAGTGCCGCTTGCAGGTCGATCGGGTCCACGTCATCGCCCGCCAGGACATCCGCCACGCTGACCAGTTTGTGCTGCCCAGCGTTCCCGCAGAAGTCCAGCACTAGGCAATTCGGTTTCCCGCTTGCCGCAATCGCCGCCCGTCGATCTTCCGCCGTCTCTGGCCCATCCACCACCCCGCGCTCCGGGCGCGTTACCCTACCGATCATCTGCTGGTAGAGGCTGGTTGATTTCGTGGGCCGAGCGTTCGCACAGACCGCCGCGTCTGGCACGTCGAACCCCTCGGTAAACACCATGCAATTGACCAGCACTTGCGTTTCGCCATCCCGGAACCGCTGGACGATCCGCCGACGTTCGATTCTGTCCGTCTTGTCAATCACGAACTCCGCGTTCACGTTGTCGTAGGCGTTGAATGCCGCAGTTAGCTTCTCCGCGTGCTCCTGTCCCGCCGCGAACACCAGCGACCGGCGTCCGGCTGCCGCTTGAATCGTCGGGAATGCCACGGCGTGCAGCAGTTCCTCTTCCTCTGCCGTCGTTCCGCCAAGAAATGCCTGTTCGCGTTCCTTCTCCGCCAGATCCCCCTTGGATGTCTTGACCTTGCTCAGGTCCAGACCATCGACCGTGACGAACTGCTGGCGGATCGGAACAAGCCACCCGTCATTGATTGCCGTCCGAAGATCCATCTCGTATGCCACGCTGTCGCAGACGTTGTGTAGCCCCACGCCGTCGGTCCGCTTGGGTGTCGCCGTAACCAGCAGCTCCCGCACCGCTGGATTCTGCCTGTACCACTGGCTGACAATCCGATAACTTGCCGCCGTCGCGTGATGTGCCTCGTCGATGATAAGCGTCGAGAATTGCTCCGGCTTGAATCGCTGAAACCGCCGCCGCTTGCCAGTATGGTTACACCAGTCGCAGCCCTCAGTCCTGCATTGCCGGCACTTTGCCCATGCAGCCTGGGTCTGAACCGTACTGATCACCACCGGTTCATTCGTGACCCGCTGGCTGCCCATCTCGATACCAGCCCGAAGCCCAGCGGCCTTGGCGTGCTGAACGGCCTGCAAGATCAGCTCCTCTCGATGTGCCAGCACCAGAATCCGGCGATCTGGCTGCGCCCGCATGACCTCATCCATAACGGCACTAAATACGACCGACTTTCCGCATCCGGTCGGGAGCGTGACCAGCGTTGACACCGAACCGCCGGCCCAATGACTGCCAACGGACTCGACCGCCTTTCGCTGGTACGGCCTGAGCGTGATGGCCGGTATCGCAATGGCCGGCACGTCGAGCCGCTGCCTGAGTTCGTCGAAGAGGGATTGCTGCCCCATCACTCCACCCCCAGCCATTGCTTGTCCGCCGCGCTCAAATGCCCGCGCTTGCTCGCAGGCCACCATCCATGCCCCTCGCACGCTTGACACGGCTTGCCTACCATCCCCTCGCACCTTGGGCATTCCGACCAGTAACAGCAACCGAAGATAATGCCCTTGATCTCTTTCAGCCGGATTTCCAGGTCTGCCAGCTCAAGGAACTCGCCGCCCGGTTCCGCCGCCAGTTCCTTGAGTTGCCGCAAGATCGCATCCAGCTTCCGGGCTTCGGCCTGGATTGCCGCCGCCGCCGCGTGTTGATTTCGATTGCTTGCGGGAACAGGACGCCCGACGCCATCCAGGACGATTGACCCGGTAGGCGCGGCGGGCTGCGGTTCAGTCGCCGGATCATCCTGACTCGCTTCCGGCGTCGGTATCGTTGGAGTTGCTTCCGGCTTTTGCTCATTACCCCCGCTACTGGGAGTAGAAGGTGAAGTTTTCACCTTACTATCCTGTTTGGGGGGTGTTGCCTTGCCGTCCAGCGATTCGGGGTTTCTATCTGCCACTACCTGGCTAACCGTTCTCGACGTGACGCCGGCCAGCCTCGCAACTTCCTCGCGCGTCATTCGCCCGCCGTTGTCAAGCAGCCACTCCACGCACGCCCGCTTGTCCGCCCGCGTCATTCTCAGCCCGTGCTGGTCGTTGGCTGTCATGCCGAAGATACGAGCGTCCGCGGCGGTCCCCTGATGGATCTTGCAAGGCACCTCTTCCAGCTTTGCCCGTCGCGCTGCCAGTAGTCGGTGGAACCCGTCGGCCAGCAGGTTGTCGGTGCCGTCGTGGAATACAACCAGCGGCGGGAATGGCCATTCGCCCGAGGCTTCAATCTGCTCGGCGTAGTCGCTGACGGTATCCTCGTTGATACTTACCCGGCATTGGGTCTCACCGTCGATTCGCAGGTTGCCGAGTGCCACATGCTTCGCACGTCCATTCGTGCTCATGTCCATTGCTCCATGAAAAAACGCCCGCCTCGCGTTGCACTGGTCACCACAACCAGGCGGCCGAAGCCGCTACGCGCCCCGTGGGGCTTTGTCGCGTCGATATTGTTTGTGGTGTTTTGCATCGGTAATGTATCAGTTCAGGCGATTGGTGGCACCTTAGCTGGCGGCTTCAGTGGTCCGCACCATAGCGAGCCGGCCTCTAGCTCATCGCCTTCAGTCGGCTCCTCTGCCTTGGCTTCTATCGACCAGCCAGTGTTGATGCCGTTCATCAAAACCCCCCGACATGCCAGGTACTTGCCGCCAGATGCCTCTATTGTCTTATTCATTGCGACAAGATAGTCTCCCGCATCACTACCCTCGACAATTCGGAGCCAATAAAACCCGGCCTCGGTTGGCTTTAGCCTTGACCATGTTTGCTCACTCATAGTTTCACTCCCCCTGTCTCAGCATTACCCCGTCACGTCCTCGACCTTGCCCGGCGGCATTGCACCTAAAACAAAAGTTGCTCAACCTTCTCAGCCTCGCCGCTCATCTTCACGGTTAGCGATTCCAGATTCTTCACCGCCTGCGAGAAGTAGGCCGGTTTTAGTTCGATGCCAACACCGCGCCGCCCTGCACTGACGGCCCCGTAGACTTCCGACCCGACGCCCATAAACGGGGTCAGGACGGTTTCGCCCGGATTGCTCCACATGGTCACGCAACGTTCGATAACGTCGAGCTGTAAGGGGTGGACATGCTTCTCGTCCTCGCCTTCCTTTGCCTCGCGATATGGCAGCACCCGATCAATGCGAATATCCATCCACACCGATGATGCGTATTGTCGCCAGATGTACTGCGAAAACTGATTTAGCTTCTGGTCGCCTTTCATGCCGCGAAAGTGCAATAGGTCGTGCGGTGGCCGATCCTCTCCGGCGTACTCTAGCAGCCCCGTCTCGTGCAGTACCGGCACACAGTTTTCTCCCTTGCGACGGAACATCAACAGGTAATCCGCGTTCGCGATGCTGTTGCGTGTCGAGTCTTCGCACAGAGTCTTGTGATGTAGCGACTTCATCATGGTGCGATTGCGAACCATTAGCGGCTCCTTCCAGATCACCCGCCGCCCGCCGTAGACGAACCCGCGTAACTCATGCTCGCGAATGATGCGGCCTGGAAGATCGAACATTGCATCACAGCCCGCGTTGCTTAGCGGGATGTCCATGCAGTGGACCGCCGAGATTCTCCCCGGCATGGTCAGCCTGGCAATCTCGTCAATCGCAAACCCGTAGTGACCGAAGAACTCGTCGAAGTCGATTGCGTTGCTCATGTCTCTGTCGTCGCTGCTGTACTGGTACAGGCCAGCGAACGGTGGCGAGTATACGCTCATGGCAATTGAGCGGTCTGGCATCTTGCCCATTACCTCTACGCAATCGCCGTTGAAAATTGCGTACTGGTCGGTCGTCACTTGTTCTCTCACAGCCATGCCGGAAGCTCCATTTCGTTTGTGTATAAGTTTGTCCGCTCAACCCGCTCTGACCTGTTCATCTCTCGCACGAGCGCCGTGAACATCGCGTCGGCCTTCGCAGCCTTTCGCCTCATGTTGCCAAGCACTCGAATCTCGCCCTCGGTTGCAACCACGTCGAGCCGCACTTGCCGCTCTTGCCCAAACCGATAGCACCTCCGCACGCTCTGGTAATACTGTTCGTAGCTGTGCGATGGAAATGTCACGACGTGGTTGCAATGCTGCCAGTTCAGCCCCCACGCACCGATTTTCGGCTTGGTAATCAGCACTCGCAACTGCCCGCTGGCAAACGCTTCATACAGTTCGATCTTGCGTTCGTCAGGCGTGCGGCCTGCAATCTGCTCGGCGTCTGGGATCATCTCGGCCAGCCGGTCCGCCTCTTGGTTCATGTGACACCATGCAACGGCAGGTTGGTCGTGCTTCACTACGTCCGACACGAAGCCGCACCGCTCTTCCATTGTCCGTCGCCGCTCCTCTCGCTCCTCTCCCATACCGAACGCTGGCTTATGAAACAGCATTCCAGGCGGCAGCGCTTCGGTTTTGATAACGTGATCCCGCTCTTGCAACGGTGGCAAGATAAACTTTCCATCATCGAAGCCAAGGTCGGATGGCATCCTGCACGCCCGCGCCCAGCTTGCGACCCATCGCCAGAAGTGCTCAACCGCGTGATGCTTCAATCGCCACTGTCCGATTGTCTGGGCCACCCTAAACGCCAGCTTTCCGAAGTATTCCGGGTCCGCTTCAATCAACCGCTCGGCCTGTAGTTGCAGCTTCTCTTCTTTCTTTTGGCCCTTGTCGTCAAGCTGCGCGAAAAATCGCCGCAGCATGTCGCTGTGAGATAGCTCGCCAAGTGCCTCGGACGATGTGCCCAGTTCGATGTAATCGTTTGGGGCTGCCGTTGCGGTACAAAGCAACCGATATGCAAGCTTGCTTGTAAATCGCGTTACAAGCTTGCGGGTTGCACCCGTGAATGATTTCAGGATGCTTGACTCATCGCACACCACGCCCGCGAAGTCCGCCGGGTCAAAGTGCTTCAATCGCTCGTAGTTCGTTATCACGATCCCGCCGCTGTGCTTGCCGTCCTGCGACCGCTTGGCCTCAATACCGAACTTGGCCGCCTCGCGTTCGGTCTGCTGACTCACGGCTAGCGGAGTCAGGATCAGCACCGGGCGATTTGTCTTGAGCACCACGTTCTGGGCAAACGCCAGTTGCATTAGTGTTTTGCCCAGCCCGCAGTCCGCGAAGATTGCGGCTCTGCCCATCCTGACCGACCATTCAATCAGGTGTTTCTGGAAGTCAAACGCCACATCGGGAATCCATAGCGGCTCGAATCCGCTCCCCGATGTTAGCTGCGCCTTCCGCTCTAAGAATCCC